CGCGCCGAGGGTGCGCCGATTCGAGTCGGCGGGCTGCACTTCACGAGCGGCTCGCTCACGCCGAAGAACCTGGGCGTCATCCTGACCGCGACCGAGGAGATGCTGCGGCGCTCGACGATCGATCTCGCCGCGTATTTCCAGAGGGCGATCATCGATGACACCGCCACGGCACTCGATGCGATCTTCATCGGCACCGGCGCGGGCTCGGCGACGCAGCCGGCCGGGATTCGGAACTCCCTCGCGGCGGGCGACACGCGCGCCTCGACGGGCGCGACCGCGGCGGCGATCACCAACGATCTCAAGGTGATGCTGACCGCGATGACGACCGCGAACATGGGCGGGACGAACACGAAATGGCTGATGCATCCGAAGAACTTCCTCGCCGTGTCGTGGCTGACGAACGCCGTCGGGACGAAACAATTCCCCGAGACCGCGAATAACAATCTCGGCGGCTACGGTGTCGTCACCTCGCTCGCGATGCCGGCGGACATCGTGCTCCTCGTGGACTTCTCGCAGTTCAGCTTCGCGATCGGCAACCCGGCGTTCCTGCCGAGCAACGTCGCGACGCTGCACGAAGAGGACACGACGCCGCTGCCGATCGCCTCGGCGGGCACGCCGAACGTCGTCGCCGCACCCGTGCGTTCGCTCTACCAGACGAACTCCTGGGCGCTGCGGATGCTGATGGACGCCGACTGGGCAAAGATGCGAAACCCCGGCCCGGTTCAGGAACTCACCGCTGTTGCGTGGTAGCAAGACTCGTGCTCGCCGCGCTCGCTTTCGGCGCGGTGAGCGCGTGCATCAGCGTGCGCATCGAGTCGCCGTGTGAAGTGGAAACCGTAATCGATTTCGGGGCGGTCGAGATCCGCACGTGCAAGCCGCACAAACCCGAGTCCTCTTAACTGACAAGGAGGTTAGTGACATGCCGCAGACGTTTTATCTGAAGCTCGAACCGACGGGCCAGCCCGGCATCGTGAAAGCGACCGCGGTGGAAGCGCCGCCGGGAACGTGGGGGCCGGACAGCCCGATCATGGGCCATCCAATCGCCCCAGGCGGAACCCCTCCCGGCGGCATCTGGGGGCCGGACTCCCCGATTATGACCCCGCCGATAGTGATACCGCCGATCGACGCGCCGCCGTCACCGCCGGAGGCGAAACTCGTTGCGTTCTACCAGCCGACCGCGGCGCGCTGGATGTATGGGTATCAGGCCGGCTCCGGCGCGGGGCCGAAGAAAGTCGATCCGGGCGATCCTTGCGAGCCGCCGGCGCCTCCGGGATTCGTGTTCGGCTGGTTCTACGTGCCGCAATTGAACGGGTGGGTGTGGGGCTACACGCGTGAGAGCGGAGCAGGGCCGAAGTAGGTTCCCCCGGACGCGGACGCGCTTGCAGGTTGCGCGCCCGCGTCTTTTTGAAGGAGCGACGCAATGATCGAGTTCCTGGTCTATCTGCTCGTTCTCTGTCTCGTGTTCGGAATGATCTATTACGCGATTGGATTGCTGCCGCTGCAGCCCCCCTTCAAGAACGTCGTCATGGTCATCCTGATCCTGATCTTCATCCTGCTGCTGCTCGGCGCGATATTCGGCGCGCTGCCGCTGCCCAAGTGGCCGCGCTACTGACGGAGGGCCGCATGGCAATGACTTGCGTATGGGCGTTTCGGCGAATTCCAGAATTGAACAACGCGACGGGCTACGTCGAGTGCGACGAGGAACTGGCAGCGCAGCTCATCAGCGACGGACGCGTGCAGGACCCGCGAATCGGCGCAAACCTGTTCAAGCCCATCGAGGACGCCCCGCCCCCGCGGCCCAAACCTGAGCAGGACTACAACGACAAGGCGATGACGCCCAGGCGCAGACGCTAATGGGATTGGTTGAGCGCCTCAAAGCGTGGTGGAGCGGTCCCGAGGGCAGCTACCGCGGCCCGGCCGTCGGCTATTCGCACTGGGGCAATGCGTTCCCGATCCCCTTCGGCGACGGCTACCAGGCGGGCCTCACGCTCGATCAGCGCAGCGCGCAGAGCGTGCCGATCGCCTACGCCTGCGTGATGGCGACGGCGAAAGCGGTCGCCACCTGCCCGGCGGCGCACAAGGTCGTTCTCGATTCCGGCAAGCACCAGACCTCGACGACCTCGCCGGCCTCGCGCGTGCTGCGGAAGCCCAACGCCTACCAGACCTGGCCGCAGTTCATCCTCGACTGCGTGGCGACGATGCTCTTCGAGGGCGAGGCCTTCGTGCTGCTCCTGCGCGACGATCGCTACGCTGTCAACGCCATGCACTTGATGCCGCGGCGCGCCTGCTCGCCGTATATCGAGCCGCTGACCGGCGATCTCTACTACTCGATCGGCACGAACCCGATGCTGCCGGCGGAAATCGATGCGATGGCGCCCGCGCGCGACATCCTGCACCTGCGCCAGCACACGCCGCGCCATCCGCTGATCGGGGAATCCCCGTTGACCGCCGCCGCGCTCGCGCTCGGGGTGAATGTCGCGCTGGCAGGCAACCAGGCGGCGTTCTTCGCGAACATGAACCGGCCGAGCGGCGTGCTCTCGAGCCCCGAGCCGCTCACCAAGGACCAGATGAAGATGCTGCGCGAGGCCTTCGACGAGCAGTCACAGGGGCCGAACGCGGGGAAGATCCCGGTGCTCGGGCGCGGGCTCACGTTCTCGCAGATGGCGATCAGCTCGCAGGACGCCCAACTGATCGAGGCGCAGCGCATGTCGATCGAGGATGTTGCGCGCTGCTTCGGGGTGCCGCTGCCGATGGTGGGCGACCTCTCGAAGGCGACGTTGAACAACGTCGAGGCAATGACGAACTTCTGGCTCGCGCACGGCCTGGGCTCGCTGCTGGAGAACCTCGAGCGCAGCTTCGATGCCGCGTTCAATCTGCCCGCCAACGAGTATGTCGAGTTCGACGAGCGCGCGCTCCTGCGCATGGACTACAAGTCGCGCATCGACGCGATCACCAAGGCGATACAGGGGGGCGTGATGTCGCCGAACGAAGCACGCGACGGCGAAGGGCTGCCGCCTGTGGCCGGCGGCAATACGCTTTTCCTGCAGCAGCAGATGGTCTCCATCGACATGCTGGCCGAGCTGCACGCGGCCGAGATCGCCTCGAAGAACCGGCCCGCCGCCGAGACGCCGCCTGCGCCCGATGACGAGGATGAAGAAGAGCCAGACCAGGACGACGAAGAGGAAAAGCGGGCCGACCCGCTGATCGCGAAGGCGCTTGTGGTCGATATGCGCTACAGCAAGAGGAAGGCGGCATGATCGAGAAAGCGATCGCGGCGGCGCTCGAGCCGCTGCTGGACGACCAGATTGCGACGGAGAAGCGCGTCGCCGAGCTCGAGAAGCGCGTCGCCGAGCTCCAGCTCCTGTCCGGTCCGCCCGGCGCGGGCATCGACGCCCCGCAGTGGGCGAAGGGCGCCGTCTACCGGAAGGGAACTGTCGTCCTCGCCAACCTCGGGCAGCACTTCGTCGCGCTCCAGGACACCGCGAGCCCGACCGACGAGCCCGAGCACTGGGCGCGGGTGGGCTCGGGCGGATTTCGCCATCGCGGCACGTTTGAGAAGGACGCCGTCTACGCCGACGGCGATCTCTTCATGGACAACTACGGGACGTTCTGCATGGTGCATGGCGTCCCGGTGCTGCTCGCCGGGCGCGGTCCTGCCGGCAAGTCCGGCGAGCGTGGCTCGCAAGGCCTGCCGGGCACCAACGGGCGCGACGGCTCGACCATCATCGGCGCGCAGGCCGAGGGCTTCACGCTCGTCCTGGTGCAGCAGAATGGCGACGGCACGACCGACCACCTCGAGGCTGACTTCGGCCCGGCGTTCCACGAGGTGCTGAAGAGCGTGCTCCCGTGACCGCGCCGATCCTGCTGCCTCTGGACAAGGTGAAGGAGATCCTCGGCCTCACCGACACCGCGTCCGACGCCGCGCTGACCGCGGCGCTGCCGGTCGTCACCGCGATGTTCGAGAACTACTGCAAGCGCGGGCTCGCCTACGTCGCGGACGTGGTGGAGGAGCAGAGCATCGTCGCCGTCGAGCGCCTGCCGCTCTTCCGCTATCCGGTGGAAGTGGTGAGCGAGCTCCTGATAAACGGCATCGCCCAGGCGCCCGCGCCGGGCGCGCCGCAGGTCGATTCAGCGCACGGCTTCATCTACATCGGCGCGTGCGGCTGGTGGGGGCGTTATCCCGGCTATGCGGGATGGGGCTATCCGGGGAGTTTCGCGCGCGTCACCTATTCGGGCGGCTACGACCCGGACGAGGTGCCGGCCGACCTGGCCGACGCCTTTGCCCGGTGCTGCGCCGACTACGGCGGGGTCACCTACGCGAGCGGCGGCGCCTCGAGCTCGGGCGCCGGCGCGCCGCTGAAGTCCCTCGGCCTGGGCTCGGGCGCGCTCACCGTCTCCTTCGACACGACGCAGGCCGCGAAGTCGAGCTACGACACTTCCAGCGTGCCCCCGATCCTCGCGCCGTATCTCTACACGATCGACGCCTACCGCGTGAAGGACTACTGCTGATGGCGCTCCCGGCCGTCGATTTCGCAGGGATAACCGCAACCGCCCAGGAGGCGCTGGCGCTCTACGGCACGCCCGTAACTTTCACCGAGCAGGGCGCACCGAGCGGGCGCCAGGTGCGAACCGTGGCCTACCGGCAAACCGGGCCAGTGTCGCTATTGCAGGACCTGGGCAGCGAGCCTGCAAACGCGCTGCTATCGCCCGCCGATTTCATCGCGCCCAACCGCTTGCCGCAGCAGTTCGACACGCTCACGGTCGATGTCGGCGGTTTCAAGCGTATCTATTCCATCGAGCAGATACATCCGGTAGCGGCGCAGGATTACCTCGCGCTCATCACGGCAACGATCAGGGGCAATTGATGAGCAGCGCCGTTGTCAGAAACTCTTTCCGCTTCGAGCTCGCTACCGCGTTCCCGGCGCTGCCGCAGTTTGAAACGCTCGGCGTTCGCATCGATAACAACACGCTGCCGGACCTGTGGGCGGCGACGGACTTTATCCCCATCAGCGACCTCCCGATCTCCATCGGCGCGCCAGGCTGCCGGCGCGAGCTCGGCACCTTCCGCGCCTACGTGGTCGGGCGCACGGGCGCGGGCGAGAGCGCCATCATCGCGATGGCCGATCAGATCGCGGCGCACTTCCGCAACTGGCGCGAGCCCGTGGAACAGATCCGGGTGCAGAGCGTGATTCCGCCGGCACCCTCCGAGTTTTCCGATGGACGATGGCTCATCTGCGCCGTCGATTTTGCGTTCGCTCACGATCATTTCGTATAGGAGAATGTCATGCCTCTAAGTGCCGACCTCGTGCGCGTCGCCTTCGTCGAATTGACCGGCGCGCCCCCTGCTGTCCCTGCCACGCCCGTGTTCACCGTCGCGCGCCTGACGGGCGAGGGCGTCGCCTTCGCGCCGACCGTCACGACCTCGAACGAGTTCGATGCGAGCGGCAACATTCGCGACTCGATCCTGACGGGCGGGGAATCGACCGGCGATCTCTCGCTCGAGATCTCGGATCACGCCGCATTCGAGGAATACCTGCGCGCGGTGCTCGGCGGGGACTGGGCGGCGGACGTCCTGGAGAACGGCCCGACGCTGCGCCAGTATCTGCTGGAAAAGCTCTTCCCGGACATTCCGACCGCGGGCGCGGAGTCCTATCACCGCTTCGACAAGACCACGTTCGCCACGATGACGATCTCGATCGCGCCGGGCGAGCCGATCACCGGCACGGTCGGCACCATCGGCGGGCCGCTCTCGCTGGATACCGCCATCATCGCGGGCGCGACCTATCCCGACCCCGGCGTCGAGCCGGTGCTGGTCCCGCAGGACGTCGTGGTGTCGATCGGCGGCATCGCGGCCACCGCATGCTTCTCTGCGGTCGAGCTCTCGTTCGACACCGGGAGCCGCGCGATCCAGTGCATCGGCACCCTGGGCACGAAGGAAACGGTGCGCGGGCGCCTCGACGCAAAGATCAGCGCCACGCTCTACTACGCGACCGACACGCCCGTGCAGGCCTTGATCGATCAGTCCGAGTTCGCGGTGAGCGTTCAACTGAACGACGCGGCTGGCGCGCTCGAGTATCTCTTCGAGTATCCGCGCTGCAAGATGATCGCCGCGCCGGTCGTAGCGAGCGGCACGAACACCGATGTCACTGCCGCAGTGGAAATTCAGGCGCTCTACAGCGACGTGGCCGGCTACACGGTGCAGGTCACGCGCGGACCCGCCGTCGTCGCGGCAGCAACGGCTGAGCCCGCCGTCGCCACGGCATGAGCAACCCGCGCGACAAGTATGGCGTCGATCGCGCCGCAGAGCGCCGGGGCAAGCCCGTGGTCGTCGATGACATGACCTTCACCGTGCGCTCGGCCTCGTCCGCCAACGTCGCCTATCGCTATGCGCTCTCGCAGGCCGCGTCACCGCGCCGCGAGGAAATGGTGAACGGCGGGGTGCGCGGCATGGAGCTCCTCGACGAGGCGCAGATCGAGGCCTTCGCCGATGCGGTGGTCCTCGGCTGGGAAGGCGTCACGAACGGCGACGGTCACGCGCTCGCGTTCACGCGCGAGAACTGCGTCCAGCTCCTGACCGACTGCCCGGTCATCTGGGACGCGGTGCGCGATGCGGCGCTCGATACCTCGCGCTTCAGACCCGTCGTCCAGGAGGACGGCGAACACCTGGGAAAATCCTGATCTGGCATGAGCAATACGGCGCGCACATCGGACGGCTCGAGCAGGCGGCGGCGCAGGGGAAGCGCGTGCCCGCGCTGGAAGCGCGCCCCGATGTGCCGCTCTGGCTCCTGCCGGCGGTCGATGCCGTCCAGCAGATCGGCGTTCATGCGTCGTGGCGCGATGCGCGCGATTGGAGCGACTACTACGGGATAGAACTCGAATGGTTGTGGCCGGTGCTAGCCCGCGCGGCGCACATGCTCGACGAGCACAAGGAAAAGCAGAGGAAAGCGACCAGTGCAAGCACTCCCCGCAGCGCCCCTGATCGGAGTCATTAGCTCGACCCAGCGCGGCGCGGTCTACAAGGACATCCTGCAGGTCGCCCAGGCCGACTACCAGCACGTGCTGCGCTCGATCGCCTACGAGAACATCGCGGCGCAGGCCTCCCTCGGCAACAAGCCGACCGGGATGATGGTCGACAACCGGCGCAGCACCGACATCGAGAACGCCACGCGCGCGATCACCGTCTGGTTCGCCGACAGGAAGTCGATGGCCGATGCGATCATCGCCGCGCGCGACGCGCTCCAGCAGTTCGGGCGGCGCGTGACCGGGCAGACGCTCGGGGCGCTCCGCTTCTACTACAGCACCGGGCCGGCCGGGAAGCCCACGCCCTGCGACCCGCAGGCGATCGTGCAGAGCGTGGCGAACCCGCACGCGCTCGACCTCTACGTGGCGCTGCCTCTGGCGCACGTGCGCGCCTGGCAGTGGTTCGGCAGGAGCGGTAGTCGCCTGCAGCGGCGCACCCGCAACCGGACGCTGGTGCGCTACGCCCGAGCGACGAAGACGAAGGCGCAGATGGTCTCGATGTCGGTGTTCGAGCAGGCGGCAAAGAGCGTGCAGCGGCGGTTCCGTGCGCTTGACGTTCTCAACATCTACCTGCAGGTCGCTAACCTGAACCCGAGCGGCCAGACAGCCGTCGATCGCATCCCGGCGATCAAGGTGCGCATGCGCGTGCGCGGGCGGGGACACTGATGGCCGAGACCACGACCCGGATCTACGAGCTCCAGGTCAAGCTCGCCCAGGACTCGCTCGCGCAACTGAAGAAGGTGCAGAGCAGCACGTCAGCACTGGAGAAGCAGTTTTCCTCGCTCGAGGCGGCGGTAGCCGGGTTCGGGCAGCAACTGCTCGCCGCCTTCTCGGTCGGCGTGATCGTCGCCTTCGTGGAGAAGAGCATCGACGCCGCCGCGGCGCTCGACGATCTCGCCGAGAAGACCGGTGCCAGCGTGGAGAATCTCTCCGAACTCCAGCAGGTCGCGCGCATATCGGGCACCGATATGGGCACGGTCGAGACCGCCATCACCAAGCTCAACAAGGCGCTGCACCAGAACGACGAGGAATCGAAGAAGGCGCAGGCGGCGCTGAAGGCGGTCGGGCTCTCGGTGGAGCAACTGCGCGGGCTCGATCCGGCGGAAGCCTTCAAGCAGATGTCGATCGCGTTCAACGGGTTCGCCGACAGCGGTGCGAAGAGCGCCGCCATCATGGCGATCCTCGGCAAGAACGCCGCCGAAGTCCTGCCCTACATGCGGGACCTCGCGACCGAGACCGGGATCACCGCGAAAGTGACCGCAGAGCAGGCGGCGGCGTCGGAGGAATTGCAGAAGTCGATCCGCCGCCTGACCAATGACCTTCAGGAAACCGCCGCCGCGCTCGCGCGCGAGCTCGTCCCGTGGCTGCAAAAGACGATCAATGAATTCAACGAGGCTACCCGCATCGCTGGCGGATTCTTTGCCGCACTGCAGATGCAGAGCAAGATTAATACGTTCCTGACGCCCGCCGAGAACCTGGCGAAGCTCAACAAGGAACTGGACAAGAACAACGAGATGACCGCGCGCGCCATCGCGCAGGGCCGCACCGGGTTGCTTCCCAACCTGCACGCGCAGAACGAGGAGCTCAGGAAGCGGATCGAATACGTCAAGTATCTGCAGCGGGAGGAGGCGCTAGCCCTGCTGCCGCCGTCGCAGCGCCGGACGACGGTCGCGCCACCCGCACAACTCGACTACACGCCGGCCGCCGCTGCCACGGGCGCGGGCAAGGCAAGGCGCGACGACGCCGAACGCGAAGCGCGCGAACAACTGCGCATGCTGCAGGAGGGCAACAAGTCGCTCGTCGAGTCCATCGAGCTCACGATTCAGCTCGAGCGCGCGCAGGGGCTCGCAGCGAACGGCGGCAAGAGCTGGACGCAGGTGCTCGAGGAGCAGAAAGCGAAGATCGACGACCTGACCGGGGTCACGGGCGCGGCGAAGCTCCTCGAGACCGTGGAAATGCTGGACGCGGCCTACTTCGAAGGGACCATCACGCTGCAGCAATACCAGACCGCGCTAGACAGGGTGAACGGAATACAGCGCAAGACGAGCGAGGACACCGCCAAGACGGCGAGCGACATGGAGAAACTGCTCGAGTCGCTCGGCGACAAGGTGGACGGCTACTCGAAGTCGATCTCCGATGCGCTCGTGGACTTCGCTTCCGGCGCGGACACCGCAGCGGACTCGTTCGGCGACATGGCGAACTCGATCCTGCGCGATCTCGCGAAGATGGCGACGCAGATGATGCTCATCGAGCCGCTCATGGCCGGGTTCAAGGGCTGGCTGAAGAGTGGCGCTGGGGGCATCACCGCCAACGCGCTAGGCGGCGTCTACGACTCGCCCTCGCTCTCGAGGTATTCGAACGGCGTCTACGATTCACCGCGCGCGTTCACCTTCGCCAAGGGCGGCGTGTTCGCGGAAGCCGGCCCCGAGGCGATCATGCCGCTCTCGCGCGGCCCCGACGGCTCGCTCGGCGTCGATGCGAGCGGCGCGGGCGTCACCGTCAACGTCTACAACGAGACGCGCGCGCAGGTCGAGACGAAGAGCAGCCGCGATGTCAACGGGAACCGCATGATCGAGATCATGGTGCGCGATGCCGTCAGCGCGGGATTCCGCTCGGGCGCGTTCGACGGCGTGATGGGCTCGACCTACGGCTTGAACCGCCAGGGAGCGCGCTGATGCCCGCCAATCCGTGGCCCCCGAATATCAGCGAAGCGTTCACTTCCGACGCGTTCACCGAGACGCCGCAGGAAGTGACGATCCGCTCCGACATGGACACCGGGCCGCCCAAGGTGCGCCGGCGCTTCATCAACCCGGTTCGCACCTACGAGTGCAACATCGTGCTGCGCGATGCCGCCGAGTATCAGAGCCTGCGCGATTTCTACTACATCACCTGCCAGGGCGGCACCGACACGATCTCGATGGCGCACCCGATCACGGGCGCGTCGCTGCTCTTTCGCTTCGCCTCGCCGCCCGTCTACACCGCGCTCGGCATCGCCTGGCGCGCGGCGTTCCGGCTCGAGCTCCTGCCGTGAGGTCGCTTTCCGCCAACGCCGTAATACAGATCAATTCGCTCCAGAGCGGCGCGGCGTGGTTTTATCTGATCGAGATCACGCACCCGGAGCTCCCCGTTCCCTATCGCTTCGTCAACAATACCGAAGATATCGTCGCGCTCGGCGTCGTGTGGACCCGTTACGAGTTCAGGGTGACACTCGCCATCGACGACGGGCAGACCCTGCCGAGCGCGGAAGTCGAGTTCACCAACGTCGACCGCGTGCTGATCGACGTGATACGCGGGCTCGCGAGCGCGCCGAGCATCAACCTGTATGCCGTGCTGTCGATGACGCCGGACGTGATCGAGCAGAGCCTCACCGACATGCAACTGATGGACATCAGCTACGACATGCAGACGATCAGCGGTCGCCTCGTGTCGGGCGACCTGCTGAACGCGCCCTATCCCGCGGACAGCTACGACCCCGCGCAATTTCCGGGCATCTTTTTCTGATGCGCGACTTCACCCGCTACGTCGGCATTCCCTACAAGGACAAGGGCACCGACCCGGCGACCGGGCTCGACTGCTGGCAGCTCGTGCGTTACTTCTACGCCCAGGAGCTCGGCGTGACAGTGCCTGACTATATGGCGCTCTACGATTCCTCACTCGATCCGATCTCCTCGAGCGGCGCAATCGTCAAGGCTATCCCTGACTGGCGGCCGCGCGAGGGCGAGCCTGTGTTCGGGGACGTGCTGGTGTTCCGTATCGCCAAAGGTCCCTGGCATTGCGCTGTCTATGTCGGAGACGGCCTCATGCTGCACATAGACGAGGGGCACAACTCGGTCATTGAGAAGGTGCAGAGCATCCGCTGGCGTGACCGCATCTACGGGACCTATCGATGGAGGTCCTGACGCAGCGTCTCGATAAGCGGCGCTCTCTCGGCTTTGCCGAGGAGGGGCTGACGTGCGCCGAGCTCGTCGATGGCTTCGCGCCGGCCGGGATCGACCGCGAATACGTGCTGTGCGCGATCAACGGCGTCCCGGTGCCGCGGCACCTGTGGGCGCACGTCACGCCGAAGGAGCACGCCCAGGTCATCGTCGCCATCGTGCCGGGCAAGGGCGGGGGCAAGAAGAACCCGCTCGCGCTGATCGCCTCGATTGCCATCGCCATCGTCGCGCCGATGGCGGCGGGCGCAATACTTGGGGCTTCGGGCGGCACGGTGCTCGCGTTCGGCATCACTGCACAAGCTGCGCTCGGCACGGCGATCGGCTTCGTCGCCAACATGGCGCTGGGGGCGATTTTCAAGCCCTCTCAGCCGTCGATCTCCGCGGCGAGCGCCTCGACGAGCTCGGCCTCGTCATCGCCGACCTACTCGCTGCAGGGGCAGTCGAATCTGCTCGACCCCTACGGCCCGGTGCGGCGCATCTTCGGCACGCACCGCATCTATCCCGTCATCGCCGGCCGTCCCTACTCGGAAATATCGGGCGACGACCAATACCTGACGACGCTCTACGACATCGGCGCGGGCGACTACGAGGTGAGCGACGTTCGCATCGGCGCGAGCCACATCGGCTACTTCCAGAACGCGAGCTACTACGTCCACCGCAACACCAAGGCGCCGGGGCTCCTCTGGTATTGGGGCGCGCGCCACGAGGACGCCTACAGCCTGATCCTGAACGACGGCTGGAGCACCGTCGACACGCAGCCCGACACGGCCTACTTCGTGGCGACGTTCGTCTTTCCGACCGGCATCGCCACGATCAACCGGGATACCGGCGCGCAGGGTCAGAACATCGTGCGCTTTCAGATCGAGTGGTCGCCCTACGGCTCGGGCGCCTGGTATCCGCTGCAGTCGGCGCACTACTGGCATTCGTCGCGCAACATCATGCCCGCCACTGATTCCGCGAATGTCGAGGTCACGGGCGGCGAGCTCCTGCGGCAGGAGGGCTCCTGGGGCAATCCCGACGACGGCGGCGACGGCGACCTGCGCGCCATGCGCCTTACTTCGACCACGACCGGCTACCCGCCCGGCACTCAGGTCCTGGAGCTGCGCTCGCAGTCGGTCCCGATGCCGTATGGCTCGACCTTCATCTACAACGGCACGACCTATACGATTCTCGGCAACGTCACGACCTCGCGCCAGACGCACAACATCTCTCCTCCGCTGCAAACCGAGTTCGTTACCCAGGTGACGCACTACGAGGGCGAGGGCGAATGGCTGCAATACGATCCGCCGCAGACGGTGCTCGCCTATCACACGGCGACCAATACCTACGAGGTCCGCGATTCGCGCATCCAGCAGCTGGCGCTCTCGGTCACGGTGCGCCCGACCGCGGCGCACGTCGAGGGCCAGCGATTCTCGATCCGTGCGCGCCAGACCCAGGGCGCCGGCGACGAGCAGTTCACCTACGGCGACATGATCTTCGCGGGCGTGTCATCGATCAGCGGCACGGTGCCGGCGATCAACCTGCGAAACGAGCACACGCTCCTCGAGCTCCGCGTCAAGGCCAACGACCAGGTGAACGGCACGCTGGAGGATCTCTCGTGCTTCGCGCAGTCCTATCTGTGGGTAAGGCGCGCCGGCGCGTGGTCCTACGAGCTCTCGAGGAATCCGGCCTGGTGCCTGTGGGAAGTGCTGACCGGGAAGATGAACAAGCGCCCGGTCTCGCAGGCGAAGCTCGACCTCGCGAGCTTCGAGGCGTGGGCGAACTACTGCGACTCGATCCACCCGAGCACGGGAGACGCGCGGGCGCGCTTCGATCACGTCGTCGATTACTACACGACGCTCTTCGCTCTCGCGCAGACCATCAGCGCGGCGGGGCGCGCGACGCTCGCGCCGGGCGACGGCCTCTTCCGCGTCATCATCGACGAGCCCAAGACGACGCCCGTCCAGGTATTCACGCCGCACAACTCGATCGGCTTCAAGGGCTCGCGCACCTTCATCGAGGCGCCGCACGCCTTCCGCGCCAAGTTCATGAATAGCGCGAGCTGGAAGGTGGAAGAGTTCACCGTCTATAACGACGGCTACAGTCTGGGCAATTCAAGCGTATTCGAGGTGATCGAGCTCCCCGGCGTGACGCGCGAGGGCCAGGTGTGGTGCGACGCGCGCTACCGCATGGCGCAGGGCATCCACCGCCAGGAGGCCTGGACGCTCGAGGTCGATTGGGAAAACCTCATCTGCACGCGCGGCGATCTCGTGCATGTCGCGCACGACGTGCCGAAGTTGGGCGGACTTCCATCGCGCATCAAGGACGTGCATTACACCGGGGGCGGGCTCGCCGACCAGTGGACGCTGACCGAGCCGGTGGACTTTGGCGGCAACCCCGGCGCCTTCGGCTACACGATCCGCTCGCTTAACGGCGTGATCCAGCAAGGCCAGTTCGGCGCGCAGTTGGACGCCTACACCGTCGCGCCCGCCGCGCCGATCGGCAACGTGCAGGTGGGCGATCTCCACGTGTGGGGCGAGATGGACCACATCACCTATCCGTTCCTGGTCGCCGCCATCGCGCCGCAGTCGGACGCCGCCGCGACGTTGACGCTCGTCCCCTACGCGGGCGGGGCGATCTTCGGCGCGGACCAGGGCGCGATCCCGCCATACGATCCGGTGGTCGATGACGATCTCTCGCTCATCGCGCCCCCGCCGATCCCGCGCGTGACGATCCTGCAGACGCTGGTCTATGCCGCGCGTAGACCACTGCTGACGATCAGCTTCGACTGGCGGCAATACGTCGCGCCGACCTTCGTCAGCTACGAAATATGGCTCGACTGGGATTTGAACACGACGGGCGCCCAGGTGCTGCTCGGGAGGAGCGCGTCGCCGAATTTCGAGTGGATACACGCGATCGATGTCGCGACCATGCGCCACTACGTCGGCACGCGCTTCTGCGTGCGCGTGCTCGGGGTAAATTCCTTCGGCGCCAAGCGCACGCTCTCGGAGACGCCTGCAACCTGCGACACGATCATCGGCGACACGACGAAGCCCGCGCCGCCGCCGTATCTGGACCTGGATCTCAAGCGCGACACGATAACGCTCAACTGGGACCATCCTGCCGCGCCGGACGTGGACTATTACGAAGTCCGCTACTCGCCGTTGATCGAGGACGCGAGCTACGCGCAGTCAACGGTGCTCGCGCCGCAGATCGCCTACCCGACGCGCTCGATGGATGTGCCCACGCGCCTCGGAACCTACTTCATCAAGTGCGTGGACACGAGCGGCAACCGCTCGGACGGCTTCGCCGCGGCCTTCACGCCCGGCGAGAACATCTGGCAGCTTAACGTCATCGCGACCTGGGACGACAAGCCCGAGGGCTGGCCGGGATCAAAGGGCAATTTCGAGGTCGCGGGCGGAAGCCTCCGCACGATCGCGCTATCGGATGGCGTCTATCACCAGCGCGCCGAGTATTACTACGACGAGCTCTACGACGGCGGCGCGATCTATCAGACGCGCTTTACCTCGAAGATCGTCGCGGGCGGCGTGAGCTTCAATTCCATCATGGCGCGCTGGGTGCCGCTCGCATCCGCTGCGCCGATCGCGGGCTCGGTCGTGCTGGACACGGGCGACGGGTCGAACATCGCCGAGCTGATCGACGTGTGGCATGAGATCAGATGGGTGGAGGTTGCCCGCGTAATGGCAGACTGGAATCCGCTCGCGAGCGCGACGCCTATCGGATTCGGCGAGTCGGAGTTCGGCCCGTGGCGGCGCTTCCAGGTCGGCGACTACATCGGGCAGGTGTTCCAGTTCCGCCTGATCGCTGAATACATCGGCCCGGATGCGGTCGCGGACGTGGGCGCTTCGATCGTGGGCGCGCAGATCGAGATCGACATGACCGACCGCATAGACGGCGTATACGACGTGGCGTGCCCGGTCGGGGGCATGCGCGTCATCTACGAGCCGGCGTTCAAGGAACGACCCGCGATTGCGATCACGAGCGACAGCGTGAGCGCGGGCGACCGGCACGTGATAACGAATTCAGACCGCAACGGCTTCGACATCGAGTTCCTGAACGGGGGCGCATCGGTCGCGCGCCAGTTCGACTGGCTCGCCAAGGGCTACGGCGCGCAGAGCACCCGGATCGTCGAGGGGATGCTGCGCAGGCGTGCAGGCCCGCGGCGTCAGCCGGTCACGAGAGTCCTTACGAGGAGAGCAGCATGAGCCAGTTCAATTTCGGCACCATCGACCCGAACGTCAAGACCGGCACCGAGCTCGCTGCCGACTTGAACCAGTGGCGCGATGCGCTGCATACGACGCACGCGGGCGTAGCGCGCCCGGCCTATGCGACGCCGGGTCTTTTGTGGGTTGACCAGGCGAGCGCGGCGGATTGGCGGCTCAAGATGGCGACCGCGAGCGGTGATGTGCTGATCGGCTCGTTCAATTCGACGACCAACCAGCGCAATGCAACGCTGTTTCCCGACGGCACGGTGGGGGCGCCGTCGATTGCGTTCGCCAACGAGCCGGGGCTGGGGTGGTATCGCTTTGATGGCGGCGATATGACTTTGGCGGCGAGTAGCGCAAGAACCGCGCAGTTTTCAACCGGGAATCCCGTAGAGACAATTTTGTCTCTGTGGCCGCGAGCAAGCGGGGGATCGACATTGGCCCTTTCTGACACTCCGGGCGCGAATGGCTCGATATTCCAGATTTATGTGAACCCAACGGAATGCAGGGTGCATTCGTTTCCAATTGGCAGTGGCACGGCGAAACCGATTCACTACTACGCGCCGAGCCACAATTTCACGGGGCAGGTTATTTGTGACGGTAACCTTTTTGCGGGGACGGGCGGGAGCAATTTGGGGCTGGTCTCTACTGTGGCAGGCGAGCGGTCGCTGAGATTTCAGGCGGATGGCTGGCGGCTGCAATTCGATACCGCAAACGGAAGCTTGAGTTATCGCAATGCGGCAAACGTGCAATTGTTCGTTAGCGACGGCAATGGTGCGTTTATAGTCAAGACGCAGGGCTATAAACCCGGTGGGGGGCCGTGGGTGGACAGCTCCGACGGGCGCATTAAGGACGACATCGCTGACTATACGAGCGGGCTGGATGCGGTGCTGGCGTTGCGCCCCGTCACCTATAACTTCAAAGCCGAGACCGGGCGCGATCCTTCGGTTAAATACGTGGGGCTGATCGGGCAGGAAGCCGAGTGCGCCATGCCAGAGATGGTGACGACGCGCAAGGACAAGCTGGGCGATCTGGAGTTCGATGACATGCGAACGCTGGACGCCAATGCGCTGACGTATGCACTCGTCAACGCGGTCAAGACTCTCAACGAGCGCATCGTCAAATTGGAGGGCGCATGAGCGACAAGCTGAACGGCACGATGAATGACCAGGAAGTGGCCTACATGGTGCAAGTTTTGACGACGCGCCCGCTCGGCGAGGCGTTGCCGCTGTGGCTGAAGCTCACGGGCCAGCAGCTCGCGCCGGTCGCGGCTCCCCCGGATAGCCCGAGCCGGCCGGGGGGGCCTGTGTGGTAGGGCTACCCGGGTGCCGCCGATGCGTCCTGCGCGTCACCGTCGGAGCGCACGGGGCCATCGTAGGGCCTGGTAACCCACCAATCATCGGTCGTCTTTGCCATGCCGGCGGCGCGCATGTCATCCGGGGTCATGCAGCGACGGTCCACGCCAAAGCGCCCGACCCGGTGCATGTCGAAGGCGGCGTCCGAGTTGAAATACTCACCGCATCCCGAGCACTGGCAGCGGCTGTCGGTCAGCTTGCGGGTAGGTCTCATGATGATTGCCAAAAATGAAGAAAGCGGCTTTTGATAACACTGGCCTTTTTTTGGCCGGTATTTTTGGCAAATCCTCGAAAACGCCTTGCGAATCAGTAAATGCGGATGGGATTGTGATTCCAGGTGTTGTGGGTTCGAGTCCCATCAGCCACCCCAAAATCAATGACTTACAAGCGACGTTTTTGAATTTGCCAAAAATAATCGGATTTGCCAAAAATAAAGCCCTTAATCAGCGCAGGGGCGTCACCTTCGAGACCCCTCTGCGGTAGTGCTTCTGCGCGGTCTTCACGGTGTCGCCCAGGAGCTCGGCGGCACGCTCGTCGCTCTCGGCGTCCGACCCGGACTTAGCCCGAATGTCGTGCTCGACGAAACGCTCCCCGCCGTCCTTCATGTGCCGCTCCATCGTGCGATACCACTCGCTCTTGAAGGCCTTCTTGGTGAGCGCGCGCCCGGCATAAGCCTTCTCGGTTCTCCTCAGCATGAAGAGCGGCCGCGGCAGCGCAGCAACGCCCTCCGGGATTGCCGGACGCAGCGCCAGAATGGCGTTTATGACACGCCGCAATGACGGGCTCCACGCGACCAGGCGGTGCTTGCCGCGCTTGTTCTGGACGTAGTCGATCCCGCGCGCGGTCAGGTTCGCATCGGTCAGGCGCAGAAGGTTCCCCTGGCGCATCGCCGTCAGGCGCTTCAGCATGATGTAGCAGCGCAGCCACCGCGGGCCGTGGCGCTCGAACTGGCGCAACTCCTCGGCCCTGACGTAGCGCACGCGCGGGCTCTCCCTGTTCCGGCGCACCCCATAGCATGGGTTAACCGTGACGTCGTAGCGGTCATCTCCCATGGCCCAACTGTAAGCCGAGGAAAGCAGCGCGATCTCCCGGTTCGCTCGTATCGGCGCCGGCACCCCCTGCTTGTCGGTGCGCTTCCGGAGATAGCGGGCGGCGTGCTTGGAGTTGACGAGCCCGTATTGCATGCGCCCGAAGATAGCCTTCAGCATCTCGGCCTCGCCCAGGTTCGACTTGTGGGTTTCCATGCTGCGCCGGCCGGCGCGCACCTCGCCCTCGCAGTAGACGAGGAAGGAGTCGAGCATCTCGCCCACGGTTCCCTCGGCGGTAGCCTTCCCGGTGGAGAGCTCGACCCACTTCGCGCGGGCATCGCGGTCCCAGGTCTTGCCCAGCCGGGTCCACTCGTTGTTAGCCGGATTGCGCCAGAAATAAATGCCGCGATGCTCATACACGCCCTGCGGCAAATGGGCGTGCTCGGGCTTGCGCCTGCGTGCCATGTTGTCTAATCCTCCCTGCCTTTGAGTCTATCGCGCCGGTCGAACATCGAAAAATCGGGCTCTGCGGCCTCGTCGTGGCTGGCGTCGTCCTGGCGCAGGTTCGGCACATCGTTCGCGGCGACCTTGACCTTTCCGCCCTTCCTGTAAATAAACCGGATGCCCAGCGCCTGCAGCCGCTTTGCCTGCGCCGGTGCCGTTCGGCGATCGGTCAGTTCGTAGACTTCCTCTGGAGTGAGGTAGAGCGCCATGCTCAGTCTGCCTGCTCTTCCTTGAGGGCCTTCAGCGTCTCCTCCAAGTCGGAATATTCGCTCGGCGTCAGATCCCCGAAATGTTCCTTGCCATACGCTTTCAGGCAATAGTCTTTGACCGTCGCACGGTCGAGCTTGTATTCCTTGACGAGTGCTTCCAGGCGCTTTTTCTGCGGCTCGGTGATGGTGCCCTGAGTCTGGGCCAGTTCGGCCGCGTCCATGCGCTTCAAAGCCGACCGGATACCGGAGGGCAGGAGCGACCAAAGCGCCTTGAGCTCTTCGGGGTCGAAGCCAGAGGTGACGGCGAGGGCATATCCCTCGTCGGCCTTGTCCTCGGCAAACTTGCCTTTTATCTGCGCTGCCGTTGCCATGATGATCTCCTGCTTCGCGGCAGTTAGAGCGGCCAGCGCGCCGGTCGTCGGGCCGATCGGTGCCGAAGGCAGGCCCGTCTCGGCGCCGGGGATCGAGTCGACCTCGCTCTCGTCGAGCCAGCCCATCCCGCAGATCGAGAGCGTCACGCGGCGCTTGGCCTTGGTCTCGCATTTCATGAGAGCGTTGCTGCGCGCCTCGCCCTTCAGCCCGTCGATCGGCACGGCGCCGATCGCCTCGTCGTGCCGGCCGTCCTTGTCGGTCGCCGCCGCGGTCACCACGTAGCAGCCTTCTACGAGCTCGCGCGAGCGGATGCTGATCGACACCCCGTGTATCCGGCGCAGCTGGTCGGTGCAGTCGCGAAGCGCATAGAGGCGAAGCTTCCCGTTCAGCATGATGTATTCGAAGGGCTTTGTTAATGGGTTGAGACCCTGCGATTCGCACACCTTGCGGTAATACATGACGCGCTCTTCCGGCTTGAGCTTCGACAGGTCGCCCTGGATCAAGACCTGCTCGAGCACGGCGCCGCCGTCCTGTTTAGCGAGTGCTGACATGATCGTTCTCCTTGTTCCAGTCGGGCGGGCATCCATGCGCTGCTGCGTAGCGGTCACGCTCGATGCGCTCCGCTTCGGCCAGGTCGAGCGCGCCGGCAATGCCGAATATCAGGAGGATCAGCGCGAGATGGAGCGCGGTGACGAGGCGCTCACGCATCATTACGCTTCATCCGCTCGGCCAGCATGGCGTCGGCGAACTTGAAGCACATCATCGACACCTTGTCGGTGCGCTCCACCATGCTCGCCCCGTCCTGCGGCCACGATGCGATATAGCCTTGCAGCGCGGCGGCGGCGAAGTAATCGCGCATCGACATGCCGCCCATGAACAGGAGCACGTCTGGATTGTCGTGCTTGCTAGGGAGTGCCATTATTCGAATACTCCGCCGAGCCGGTTCATCACCGCGAACGCCTCTGCGAAGCGTTCGCGCCGATCCTCCGGCGCCCGGTCGGGATGCAGGCAGTTCAGGATTAGGCGGAACTCGTCCCGCGTCATGAATCCCTTGAGACCCGCGAGAGCCTTGTCGTAGTTTCTTTCCTTGCGCTTGGCTTCCGCGATATCTGCGGTCATCTCTTCGATCAGGTGCGCCGTGTTGACCTTGACCTTCTCACGGACTGCCTCCTCCACGACGCCGTGGAATTCTTTCGCCAGCTTAGACGCTTCCGCGTCGATGGCGCGCTGCACGGCTTGCCTGCTCTTCGGGTCGAGCGTCGGCGGCTCGACTTCCGGGGTGAACGTGCGCAGCCACGCATCACCGAATGCCTTGGCCTGCTCCGGGCTCGTCAGGCAACCCTTGTCGGGACCATCAGCGGCGATGCCGAATGAGCGGAGCAGCTCCTCGACTTCGGCCTTGCGGTTGTTGCGAATGCCGCTGAACTGACGATCGGTTTTTGCGCCAAACCGGTCCCGAAGATAGGCGGACCAGCCCATGCGGCACGATTTCTGGGGCTTCGGCAGCAGGCCTAGTGCTCCGCGTATGCTGGTGGGGTTGTGCGCTTCCCACACCTCGCGGAACGATGCCAGGCGCATGTAGTTGCTGGCGCGATCTGCCACGACCTTCTGTTGCTTCCTCGAAAGACCGGACGCGTCCGGTCTTTGCCCGAACGCCTCTGCGCACCGGGCCAAGAATTCCCCGTGAGGCGTTTTCGGGTCGTGCTTCAACCCAATCAGCATGTCGCCGAGATCAGCGTAGGCGCCGACTGTTTGCTTTTCCATCTGTGTCGCGCGGTTATAAAGCTCGCGCACGTTGGCCCAGGTCGGGCGGTTCGGGTGGTCAAGAATTGTTGCGGTCATGTTCGTCTCTCCGATGAGGCGGGCGCGCCGTCATCCGACGCGCCCGCTTACTGCTGTTACTCGTCTACCACTGCCGTCAGCAGCTTGCCGTTACGGCCGGTCTCAATCCCGCTGCGCTTCCAAACTTTTCTGACGCCTCGCGCCAGATCCATATTGGTCACACTCGGCGGGATGTACTGGCCGCGCTCTCTCAGCCTTTCGCGCACCACCTTGCCAGCGTCACAGCGGTCAGCCTGGTCGCTGCCGTTCTGTGTCTTCTGGCCGTTCAGGTAACGCGCGCAGGCTTCGAGCACCTCCTCATCGATAATCACCATCGCCACCAACTGAGTTACCGTCAGTAGCGGTTTCGGTGCCGTCTCGATTCTAGTTTTCAACAACATTGCGACTTTATTCATTTGCCAAATCTCCTTGAATGAAGAAGCCCCAAGCATTTGGTTGGAGGTTCATCAGGGAACCGCACTTGCCGGTGCGGCGCGGGACACGATGGACCGTCGTGAGCGCGGTTGCCACGGATGCCGCCGTGGTTCGGTTGGAACTTCCTTACTCGCGCCACTCCTTCGGCGTTGACATCATGAGCTCGCGCTCGAGCTCGCGCGCGAACGCGGACCAGTGGAGCATGAGCACGCGGATGTCCTCGGCGAGTCGGCGCGCGTCCTCTCTAGGCAGGCTCGCCGGCAGGTGGATCGGCGGGACCAGGGTCGCGAAATTGTCGGTGCGCGGGGTGTCGCTCATCGTCGTCTGCCTCCTCTGCTGGTGGCGCAGCTTCATCGCCAGGCCGCGGTTGCGGTGCATATCAGCGTGTCGCCGTCGCCAGCACCAGCATGAGACCCAGCGTTTCCGCCCTTGCGCGGCTCATGCGCAGGCGCAGCCTGCGGCTACCCCTGCGCAGCACGATGTCGAGCGAGCCCGGCGCACGCGGCACGCGGGTGACGCCCACGACGTTGTAGGCGTTGTCGAGCTCGCCCTGCGTGATGCGGGCAGGCGAGGCTTCGGTATTGCGGGGACTGCGGACTGCGGTTGTTGGCATGACGCCCTCCTTTGATGGAGGGCATTATGCGCAAAACTTTGCGTATTGGTCAAGCAAAACTTTGCGCATCACTGAAGGGACCAGCTCTCGGCAGGGTCGTCTGGTCGCGCCGGGCGGGCCGGAACCCTAGGCAGGCTGTATTCCGCCTATGGCCAAAGCCCGACCCTCTACTGGGGGACGAGTTTGCAGCCGCAATGCTTGCACACGCTGGCGTCCTTCAGGACCAATTCCCGGCAGTCCGGGCATTTTACGTGTGTCCAAGCATTCGGCTTCTTATCGCGCGGACGGTTCATACGCACCGCTGAATAGATCAGGTGCGCCGGGATGGTAATGACGAGCATCACCGCCCCGAAAAGCAGGGCAATGACGTGAAGCAGGATGAATATCACGTGGCCCATCGAATGGGCTCACCGCCGAGGCGGTAACCCGAGAATGCGCTCGATGTTCTTGTCGGTCGGAACCTTTAACTTCTTAGCACTTCGCGCTCCTTCTCGCTGATCCTCATTGGTGTTCTTCCCCATAGCCGTCTGTCCGCCCTCATCAGGTGGTCGGGTGTACTCAGTCTGAATCTTGGTGTCCATTTCCATTGCACGCAAAGCCCGCCGGAGCTCGGGGTGTAGCAGCATCCATGTTTCGCACTTGGGTAACTTCGCGGCCAATGCTTCGAGCTTATCGACAGTCGGGTAGCCCTGGCCTTTCTTGATTGTCTTCGTGCGCCGCTCTGGATGGCGAAGGTTGCGCACTGTATTGGGTGACACTTTCGCCGCCTTGCCTAAGGCGTTGGCATTGGGATACTCGCAGTCAATCCGGTTCATGAAGTAACCCAAATTTTCCGCAATTATTTCTAATACGCCGCGCTTTTTCACCGAGAAAACGTTACTCGGTTGCATCGGCAAAAGTTTGCCGCTAAGATGCTCAAAACTTTGCGCTTCGAGTAGCATATGGCTGACTTGTTGGTCGAAATCACGAGAGATCTGAAACGCCGCACTCCGAGCGAGCGGAAGTCGATCGCGGAGGCGGCTGGTGTGTCGGCCTCGATGGTCGAGCAGATCGGCCGCGGGCATTACAAATCCTGCCCCACCTACAAGAACATCACGGCCATTGCCAAGGCGATCAGGCGCAGCAAGCAGACAGGAGAGGCTGCTGCGTGAGCGAGCCGCTCAAGTCCATACACGTTCGCCTGTCGCCAGAGGCGCACAAGGTGCTCTCCGTCATCGCCGATATCGAGGACAAGGACAACGCCGAAATGGCGCGGCTCCTCCTCGAAGAATCCCTGCTTGGTCGAGTGCATACGGTCAGCATAGCCGCGCGCCGTTATCGCAGCGCGGGATTCAGCGGGATTCTCGGGGATCTTGAGGGAGGCAAGGGGAAATGAAACTCGCCTCTACTCTTTCGCCCCGGCCTATCCCGTGAACCGCGCGCCCAACAATCAGAAAGCCGCCGCCCGCTTTTTCGTGCGCATCGCGCAGCGCGGGCGCACGCAGGACAGGTTGCGCGATGACTATTCGCTCCCGCTATTTCCGCTCGTTCTGATCCTCGAGGCGGACGGCACGCTTGCCGATGATGCGCGGCATTTGATCCCGGGGCCGGCATGAGCCTCGCAACCCGCCAGGCGTGGCAGGCGCGGCTCTTCGGCGGCGAGGCCTCGCCCGGCCCGCGGCGCACCAACCGGCACCCGGAGCAGGGGGTGCTCAACGCCGTGCTCAAGGCACTGCGCCTGCATCCGGCGGTGTCCTGGGTCGTCAGGATGAACACGGGCTCCTGCAAGATGCCCGACGGCAGATACGTGCGCTTCGGCTTCCCCGGCTGCCCGGACATCCTCGGGCAGATGCGGGACGGGCGCCTGCTGGCGATCGAGTGCAAGTCCGCCCGTGGGCGCCTGACGGACGAGCAGGAATTCGTGCTCGCCAAGATCCGGGCCAACAACGGCGTCTCGGGCGTCGCGCGCTCGATCGCGGATGCGATCAAGATCGTGGAGGGCAGGTGAGTGCCAGATCGCCTGATACGCGACGAGCTACTGGAGTCCGAGCGGTGGCTGCGCCTGAAGGACAACGCCGACCGGCTCGCATTCATTGCGCTCCTCCTCAAGGCCGACTCCTACGGGAATTTCAGCGCCGATTCGTTCCGCCTGATGCGCCTGTGGCGCGACTTCGGGATCAACAACGAACCGCATGCCTGCAAGACGCTGACGGAGCTGGCCGACGCCGACCTGGTGCGCCTCTACGAGGTCGACGGGAAGGCTTATCTACACATTCCGCGATTCGGGCAGCGAGCGCGCTATTTCAAGCGAGTTTTCCCGATTTCGCCGTGGACAATCGAGCATAAACAAGAGGTTGCAAATAATTCACCTGTCTACAGTCAGGTGCGCACAGCAGAAGAGAAGAGAAGTGAAGTGAAGAGAAGTGAAGTGAAGAGAAGTGAAGAGAAGAAAAGAAGGGCGAAAAAGCCTGGCGCTAGCGCGCCTGTTTTTGTCCCACCGTCTTGGATACCTACCGAACAATGGAACGCATGGATTGAAATGAGGAAAGCAAGCAAGAAGCCCCCGACTTTGTTTGCCCTCCAGCTAGCAGTCGCCAAGCTTGAAGAGCTCAAAGCGCAGGGGCACGCGCCCAGTGCCGTGCTCGCGCAGTCGGCTTTCAAGTGCTGGACCGACCTGTGGCCGTTAAAGGACAACGCATGAACTGTCCGCGCTGTCACGCCACGCTCGAGCACGCGACCTACTGCACCGACTGCGGCTGGACGCGGCCGACGAAACCCGCCGAGGCACCGCAACTGCCGGGCATCCAACGCTGTGCCTACGTAGCGACGGAAAGCGGGGAGCAGTGCCACTACCCCGGCACGAACTGGAACAACCTACGAGGCGACGGACCTGGCTACTGCCGGGAGCACATACGTTCCGACATATCGTTTTCCCGAGCTACAGCGGTCGTAGTCGAGTCCCGTCGCTATCAACGAGAGCGTGATCCATGAGCAGGCTCGACGACGACGACAACACGGCATGGATCTACCTCCTGCTGCTCGCGGTCGTGGTGCTCGTTCTCGCGTTCGTCCTGGCGTGGGTGCTCGCGTGATCCACGTGAAACGTTGGCTCGGCATCCGCCATCTGCGCTACCTGTGGCACTCGTGGTGCTTCTACCGCTGGTGGCGTTACGCCAAGTGCCAGAGCACCGACGCCGACTTGAAATACCTGGACGACGTGTGGGAAGGACGCGCATGACCGATCCCTTCTACCACTCCAACGCCTGGCGCGAGCTGCGCTACCTGTGCTTGAAGCGCGACCACTGGCACTGCACCGTGTGCGACCGCAGCGTGCGGCTTAAAGGCAGTGCGCGAATCGATCACATCATCAACCGGCGCGAGCGTCCCGACCTGGCGCTCATGCTCTCCAACCTGCGCACCCTCTGCGCTTCCTGCGATAACAAGCGCCATGCCGAGAAGGGTGGACGTCACATCGAGCGACCCGAGCTCGCGCTCGACGGACTGCCGAAGTCATGGCGAACATGAATCTGTTCGGCAACGAGATCGCGCCGCGCCAGTGCGAATGGTGCAAGGCGCCGCTGCCAGCATGGGTGAACCGTCACTCGCTCAAACGATGCTGTTCGATCGCGTGCGAGCGTGCGCTGCGGCGGGCGCGTGCTGGCGAGAATAGGCTGCAGCACTGCCCGACGTGCGGCGTCGCATTCTGTCGCTTGAAGTCGCAACAGGGCATCATCTACTGCACGCCCGAATGTCGCCCGGCACCAACGCCCAAGGTGCCCCCACCCCCGCCTGTCAGGAACCAACGTTCGTGCCGAACTTGCGACGCCTTGCTGCCGCTCAGAGCGCCGTCGGCTAGGAGATATTGCGAGCCGTGTGCAATTGCAGCGCACAATGCAGTGCTAGATCGCGCACGCGCGCGTAGACAGAAAGTGAAAGGCAGCGCCAAGAAGGCACGTCAGCGCGCGCGACTGGCTGGCGTCTTCTATGAACCGGGTATAAACGTGCGCAAACTGATGGCGTTAGCGTGGCGTAACGGCGTCCGCATCCGATGCTACTTGTGCGGGAAACGAATGACTGAGCGGCTGCTCAAGCTACCGCCAAACCATGACCGATATCCAACGCACGAGCATATCGTTCCGATCAAAAAAGGTGGCGCACACAGTTTGGCGAATACATCGATCGCGCATCGCCTATGCAATAGCATGAAGAGCGACCGTATGCCCAGGCAAGGCGACCTCTTGGCTGCCAGTCTCACAACTGTGAGCGATGCACAGGCTAAGCCCACAGCACCCGCTGCGCGACAGGGGGAACTGCTGTGAGTTTGGCGGGGGGGGAAAGTAAAAAACGTCGCCCGACGGCGACACCGGCGCGCGAAGCCTTGTTTTTTAAACAATTATGAAAACCAGCCGCGGCAAGGGGACCAATTCCGCCAGCTTCCTGATCGCACTGGCAGCGGAAAATCCGGTAGAGATTCCGAAAAACGTCGAATTGACGGCCGAGGAGGCGCAGTTATGGCCGCAATTCGCATCCGCGCGCGCGCGGGTGGATTGGCGTGAGTTCGACCTGATTCTGCTGGCGAAGATCGTCAAACTGGAGGCGGTCAACCGCAAAGACCAGAGGAAGCTCGACGAAACGAGCACGATCGTTGAGACCAGGAAAGGCACGCCGATCGTGAACCCGCTGATCGCCGTCATTGATTCGCGCACACGCTTGCAGCTCGCGATCATCCGCACGCTCTCGCTCACTGCCGGCAAGGCGCCGGCCACGGTTCGCGGTCACGCGCTGCAGGCGCGCACGTTCAATCAGATGAAAAGCGACGATCCTGAGGATCTCTTCGCGACACCGCAATGAGCCGTGCGCTGCCGGCGTCTTTGCGCGCCGCGATCAAGAGCGGGCACGTCCCGCGCTTTCGCGACTGGCGCGCCCTGCCGACGCCGCAATTGACGCAGGGCGAGCGGGTGTGCCGCTTCATCGAGACGCAGATCCCGGTGCCCGAGGGGCCGCTCGTCGGTCGCGCGATGGCGCTCCTGCCGTTCCAGGAAGCGTTCATCCTGGCGCTCTTCGACGGCGAGGAGCGCGCTCGGAAGGCCATCCTGTCGGTCGGGCGCAAGAGCGGGAAGACCGCGCTCGTCGCGGCGCTGCTTCTCGCTTTCATGTTCATGAACGCGCTCACCTCGAGGAACTCGCGCATCAATTCCGCGGCGCTCTCGCGCGAGCAGGCGGCGCTCGTCTACGAATACATGGCGAAGTCGATCGGGCTCTCGCCGAGGCTCTCCACGTTCTCGAAAGTGACCGCGAGCGGGAAGCGCATCGTGGCGTTGAATACCGGCATCGAGTATCACGCGCTCGCCGCCGAGGCCGGCAAGGCGATGGGGCTCTCGCCCGCGGTCGTCGTGGGCGACGAGTGGGGCCAGGTCGTCGGCCCCTCGCACCCGTTCATCGATGCGATCCTGACCTCTCAAGGCGCGCACGATGCGCCGCTCGCGATCGTGATCTCGACGCAGGCGCCCTCCGATGCGGACTGGCTCTCGCTGCAGATCGATGACGCGACGCGCAACCCGCAGGCCGACGTCGTGTGCCATCTCTACACCGCCGACACGGCGCTCCCGCTGACGAGCCCGAAGGCGTGGGCGCAGGCCTGCCCCGCCATCGGGGAGTTCCGCTCGCGCAAGGACGTCGAGCTCCTGGCGCAGCAGGCCGTGCGCCTGCCCGAGGCCGAGGCGAGCTTCCGGAAACTGATCCTCAACCAGCGCGTGGCGCTGGAGCGGCGCTGGCTCGCGCCCTCGATCTGGAAGGCGTGCAACGCGACGCCCGACCCGGCGATCTTCCGCGACGGGCGCACCGTCGGCGCCGGGCTCGACCTCTCGCAGAAGCACGACCTGACCGCGTGCGTGCTGGCGGCCCAGGACGACGGGGGCACGGTTCACCTGTGGCCGTTCGTTTTCACGCCCGAGCGGTCGCTGCACGAGCGGGAGCTCAGAGACCGTGCGCCCTACAGCGCCTGGGTGCAGAGCGGGCAGTTGATCGCGGTGCCGGGGGCGACGCTCGACTACGACTGGCTCTTCCAGTTCCTGCGCATGCGCCTGGACGACCTCGAGATCCGCATCGACGTCTGCGCCTACGACCGCTGGCGCATCACCGAGGCGCGGAGCGCCGCCGACCGCAACAACTTCGTCGTGAACGCCTGGAGCGAGGTCGGCCAGGGCATGCAGTCGATGAGCCCGCGCCTCGAATTCTTCGAGACGCTGCTCCTGCAGGAGCGCCTGCGCCACGGCGGGCATCCGCTGCTGAACATGGGCGCCGCCAATGCCGTCGTGGTGCAGGACCCGGCGGGCAACCGCAAGCTCGACAAGGCGCAGTCGACGCAGAGGATCGACCCGCTGGTCGCCGCGGTCATGGCGGCGGGCGTTTTCATGGTGAGCGCGCCAGCGTTCGACGTTGCGGCGTTTATCGCCTGATTCTCAATCGGTTGCGACGAAATGCTAATGTCGTGGCAAAAACGGTGTAGGATTTCGCTGTCATGGGCGAGCGACAGCGTCCGAAAAAAGACCAGCGCGAAAAGCGCTTGCCCCCCTTTCCTCTGAAATTTGGCGACGGTTCGCTCACGCCCGTGAGCGGTAACTCCGGCCACGCAATGAGCGAGGCCGTGAATGCCAGAGACCGTCGAGTGTAGCGCCACCAAGGAACTCCCTCTCTCCGTCGAGAAGGCAGCCGCGCCCGAGTTCGACGCGCGCTTCGTGCTCTCTGCCGCCTCGCCCGACCGCGTCAACGACACGATCGCGCCCGCCGCCTACAAGTCGCTGCTGGGCAAGCGTTACACCGCCTGCTGGGACCACAAGCACGACAAGGTCATCGGCTACTGGGACAACCTGAAGGCGATCGGCGACCGCCTCGTCGGCGACCTGAAGTGCATCCCGACGAGCGTCGGCCAGATGGCGAAGCTGTGCCTCGCCGAAGGCGTGCCGCTCTGCGCCTCGATCGGCTTCATCGGCAAGGGCGAGAGGAACGACAAGGGCGGCGTTCACTTCACGCAGCTCGAGCTCGGCGAGGTGTCCCTCGTCATCTTCCCCGCGCACGAGCGCGCGGTGCAGATCGCCAAGTCATTCGGAATCACCCTGCCGGACCCCGCTGGGCAAGTGCCCGCGAGCGGCGGCCCGGCTCCGCAGTTCGTCGCGGCAAGTGCCGCTCGCAGTCCCTCCAGGAGTCACAGCATGGGCAAGACCATTTCCGAGCTCGTAGTCGAGACGCAAAGCGCGCAGGTGGCCGCGCGCGACAGGCTCGCCGAGCAGACCTCGAAGCTGGGCGAGATCGAATCCCCGACCAGCGATGAATTCATCACCCAGAAGGCGTTGGTCGATGAGCTCGACGCCGAGCTCCACGCGATCGACGGCAAGCTCGCGACCTTGAAAAGCAGTGAAACGAGACTTGCTGCGGGAGCTCTCGCGACGAAGAGCGCGCAGGTCATCCGGCGCGACTCCGTGAAGGACACCGAACACCTGCTCGGCAAGCTCGCGCTCGTGACCTACGAGGCGGCGTGCAAGTCGATGAAGATCGACGACGTGGTCGCGATCCGCTTCCCCGGCTCGGCCGCAATCGAGACGATCGTCAAGGCCGCGCAGAACCCGGCGATGACGAACGTGCCGGGCTACGCGCAGGAGCTGACGCGCATCGGCTACGGGCAGTTGATGGACATGCTGCGCGCCGAGGCGATCCTGCCGAAGTGCGTGCCCTTCGGGCAGCAGCACAGCTTCGAGGGCTACACCTCGATCACCTACCCGATCCGCAGCGGCACGCCCACGGATGCAGCGGGCGCGTTCCGCGCCGAGGGTGCGCCGATTCGAGTCGGCGGGCTGCACTTCACGAGCGGCTCGCTCACGCCGAAGAACCTGGGCGTCATCCTGACCGCGACCGAGGAGATGCTGCGGCGCTCGACGATCGATCTCG